GTTGGGCAGCCGCTTCCGGCCGCAGGCATTGCCGGCAGCTGTCATCCGATCGCAGGCGCACTCAGATGCGCCCCAGGCCCATGCGTGGCATGGACCCGTGGTGGTGGTGGTCATCGGTTGTCGAGGTGCTGTGGTGGTGGTGCCCTGCATCCCTGCAGTGCTCCCCCATTGTGCAGGGGTGCACCTGGGGCTGGCGTGGGGCGGAGGTGCACTTGCAACAATTCGTAGCATACTCACCAACTCTTAAGTCTTTCTCACCCTCTCTTCACCCACCTGCGGGCCCGGGCGCACCCTGCCTGCCCCTGTCATCGGATGTCGCATCCACTGTCATCCCCTGCGCCGCAGTGGGTCTGGCCCTGGTGGTGCCCTGGTGGTGCGGCAGCGGCTCCCATGGCGTCGATCGGACAGGGGGCCATGGGGGGCGGCTGCGTTTCTCGCCGGTTGGGATACCCACCCAATCGCGGGACCCCAAAACGGTCCCCCTTGGCTTCTCCCAAGTTGCCCATCGTCCCCCGAGGTGCTACCCACCACCGGAAAAAACCGCGCACCCCAAAGTCCTCTGAGGTTCCCAGTGGTCCCCTTCCACCGAACTGGCGCCCAGGAGGCCCCAGAACCTGCCCCTGGGGCCCCCATGGGTGCATCCATGCCTGCAGGGATGCAGGGAAGGCTTCCTGGGGCGTCTGGGTGCTGCAGGCGTGGGGATGACTTCGTTGGCCGGGTCCATGCTCGGCTTCGCCTGCGCGTGCCCCCTGGATCGGCGCTGCGGCCGGGCGTCGCTTCGCTCCTTCGACCTCGCTGAGTGAGGGGGCGATGATGGGGTGATGGATTCGAGGTGGCGGAACAGCCCCTGGAGGTCATGCCTCCCTCGCATCACGCTCGTTCGACATAAAAGATAATCAGAAGCGTTTCTCGATCGACCGCGCCGCTGCTGGAAGGGTCAGGCCACTGGGTTGCAGATTCTTGTGCAACCCTCTAGGGTCACTTCTACACTGGTGCAAGGGTCTATGCTGAAAGGGGCCAAATCGTATAACGAACACGTTGATCGCTTTGTCATGTACTGGCTGGGCAACGACATCGTGGTGGACCTGATCCGGTCGAAGCGCATCCACTTCGGCGACCTGGGCCTCCTGCTGCTGCTGATCCAGCAGATGGATCCCAACACCGGGCGGGCCAACATCACCCCTGCCGCCCTGGCCGACCACATCGGCCGCGACCCGGTGCAGGCCAGGCGGATGATTGCCGTCCTCCTGCGCCACCAGCTGATCGCCCGCTGGAAGGATCCCCAGACCGGCCAGCGGTGCTTCCTGATCCACCCGTACATCGCCTCCGTGGGCGGCCCGCAACGGCGCGGCTACCTCTGGAAGCAGTTCAGCGAAGCGATCGACGGCCGACACATCCACCCGGTTCCGGGTGATCTTGAACTCGCCTGACCACCACCACCACCACCACCCATGAAACTCAAGCTGATTCGACGGATCGATGAGAGGACGATGATCCCCGCCGGCTATGGCGTTGCCTGGTTCGACTGGGTGAGCGGCTGGGTCGTGGTGGCGCCGCTCCCGCTGGTGCCATTCATCTGCTTCGGCCGCTGGCTGTGGGCCTCGATGCGCACATGCTTCACGAATGTGGCCCGGGACCCTCGGACTGCCTACCTGGATGGGATGGAGGCCGGCATCAGACTGGGGAGGACATACCCCGCGAAGCCTGGTTGGACCCTGCGGGCTGGCAACCGCTTTCGGACGTTCACCGATCTCTGACCATCCCATGAAACCCCTCACTGCCCCCTCGATCTTCTTCCTGCTGATCGGCCCCAGCTGCCACGCGCTCCCCACCGCCGCCCAGACCTGCGGCATCAACGGCGCCACGCCGGGGATGATCGGCGGCTGCCTGACCACCCCCAGCTACGGCCAGCCCACCTACCGGCTGCAGACCAGCCCGGTGAACCGCGGGGTGATCCTGGTGGAACCCAGTGGGCCCCGATACCTGCAGCCGACCCCCAGCTACACGGTCCCGCAGATCACTCCGATCTGGAGTCACTGAGCCATGAGCGACAGCTACTGGCGCAAGATCGCCGCGCCGATCATTGCCAAGGTGATCCAAGAGGTCGGCACCGAGGACGAGCGGGCCCTGAAGCGTGCCCTGCGTGAGGCCTATCCGTTCGGGCAGCGCAGTCTGTGGCCCTACAAGGTCTGGCGCCACGAGGTTCGCCGGCAGCTGAGCGGCGACAGCCAGATCATCCGCCGGAAGCTCGAGCAGCAGCGGATCGACCTGGAGGCCGCCGGCCAGCTGTCGTTGTTCTGCTGATCTACCGGTAGGCTTGGGCTGAACTCTGCACCCGTGCAGTGCCCTATCTGACCAACGACGAACGGATCCGCCTGGGGCTGCAGCGATTCGGCAGTGATGTGCCGGCCCATGAGATTGCCGCGGCCGAACAGGAATACCGGGAGCGGCAGAGGACCGAAAAACCCGAACCCGAACACGTCCCGGTGAAGCGCAAGCGGGCCTCGAAGGGGGAGGCCCAGTAAGGTGGCCTTGGGCCTGAATCTTGCGGCGCGTCTCCACCGCTTGGTGGTGGTCGGGGAGGTGCTGCCTGCTGGCCCCGGAGCCCTTCTGCCTCACGGTGGGAGGGCTTCGCTGTGAACTGGACCAAGCTCTTGGCCGACGCTGGGATCCCGGAACCGCCGGGGCGCGAGGAGGCCATCGAGGCGGTGCGCCGCAAGCGGGAGGAGCAGGAGGCAGCGAAGGCGGCTGAGGATGCCGCGGCGACCCAGCGGCATCAGGAGCGCCTGGCGGCCCAGGGGGACACCAAGAAGGCGATCCGCTCGAAGGTGCGGGTGGGTGGATGACCACCTGGGAACCCCTCCCCCCTGAGCTGGAGCCGCTGCCGAACTTCGCGGCCTTCATCCTGCGCGAGATCGGCCTGGTGCCACCGGACGGGGCGCCCACCAAGCAGCAGCTGGGCATCCTGGACTGGATGCAGAACGGCCCGGATCGCCAGATCACCATCGGGTTCCGTGGGGTGGCTAAGAGCACCATGGCCGCGATCTACGCCAGCTGGCGGCTGATGCGTGATCCGATCAACGAGAAGATTCTGATCCCTTCCAACACCCAGGAGAAGGCGGTCGAGATCACGACTCAGATGCTGAACTGGTTCCAGAACATCGAGCTGCTGCAGTGCCTGGCGCCGCGGCCCGATGGCCGGAGCAGCGCCAAGAACTTCGACGTGGGCCCGGTGATCCCTGGCCGGGATCAGGCGCCATCGGTGCGGGCCTGCGGCATCCTCTCCAGCGCCCTGACCGGGAAGCGGTGTTCGTGCGCCATCCCGGACGACATCGAGACCCTGAACAACTCCATCACCCCGCTCAAGCAGGAGCGCCTGGCCAATGCGGTGACGGAACTGGAGCAGATCATCCTGCCGGACGAGGGCCAGCTGCTGCCGCGCCAGATCATGTTCCTGGGGACGCCGCACCTGGAGACCAGCCTGTACCTGGAGCTCAGCCGGCGGCGGGGCTATGCCGTGCGGTACTGGCCCGCGGAATACCCCGACCCGAAGGTGGCCGAGCAGATCGACTGCTACGACGGCTGCCTCGATCCGCTGATCCTGGCAGAGGTCGAAGCGGACCCGTCGCTGGTGGGCGAACCCACGGACCCGGAGCGGTTCGGGTTCGATGAGCTGCTGAAGCGGAAGGCGGGGAACACCCGCATCAGCTGGCAGCTGAACTACATGCTCAACTGCCGGCTGAGCACCCTGGATCGGTTCCCGATCCGCCTGGGCGATCTGATCGTCATGCCGCTGGACGGCAAGGCCCTGCCGGAGACCGTCAGCTGGGGCAACGGCACCGACATGCGGCTGCAGGAGCTGGTCTGCACCGGCCTGGGTGCCGATCGATGGTACTACCGGCCGGCGTTCATCGGCACCTACGTGCCCAAGGCCGAGGCCTGGCGGTGCGTGATGGCGATCGACCCCAGCGGCCGCGGCCGCGATGAGATGGCCTGGGCCGTGGTGGCTGAGTTGAACGGGAACCAGTTCCTGCTCGAGTCCGGCGGCACCCGGCTGGGCTATTCGGATGAGGCGCTGGAGGCCCTGGCCCAGGTGGCGAAGCGCTGGGCGGTGACGAACATCGTCACCGAGGCCAACTTCGGCGATGGGATGTTCACCGCGGCGCTGGCGCCGGTGATGGCCCGCGTGTGGCCCTGCAGCATCGAGGAGGTGCGCCACAGCCAGCAGAAGGAGCGCCGCATCATCGACACGCTGGCCCCGCTGGTCCAGCAGCACCGGCTGGTGGTGGCCAAGGCGGTGATCGCCAACGACTACCTGGAGGCCGAGATGGACTCCGACACCGGCCACCAGCGGAGCCTGATGTACCAGCTCAGCCGGATCACGGTGGAGCGCGGCAGCCTGCCGTTCGATGACCGGATCGATGCGCTGGCGATGGCCGCGGCCTTCTTCGTGGAATCGGTCGCGCAGGATCAGGAGCGGCAGGCCAAGCAGCGCCAGGACGAGCTGGATCAGGCAGTGCTGGACAGCTTCTTCTCGGACTGCGGGATGAGCGCCGACGCCATGGCGATGGGCCGGATGCCGGAGGCCCGTGGGAGGACCGCCGGGGGGATCATGCGGCCGGTGATTCGGGCTCGCGTTTGAAGGGCAGCACGATGGCCCGCTTCTCCTGCAGGCCCTTGAAGTCGAGCTTGCCCGCCAGCTTGGCCGCATTGTTGAGGCCGCTGCCCTTCGGCGCCGGCGCGGTGACGCCGTTCTGCTTCAGGACCGCCAGGGCCATGCGCTGAATCGCCTGGCGCTGCTCCATCGGCCAGGCCACCGGGTTGCCGTCTCCGTCAGCCATCGGCTGCTCCAGCCCCTCAAGGTCATCAAGGATCGAATCGACCACCAGCTTGTGCATGGTGGCCAGCTTGTCGGTGATGGATTCGGCCACGGTGCAGCCCTGCAGATGTCGCCCCCCATTATCGCTGGGAGCACTGTCTGGAGGCATGATGCACCCATGCAGACCACCACCACCCCATGACCTTCGCTTCTGTCCGTGATGCGGCCCTGGAGGCCGCCAAGGCGGGCCGACTGACCCCCGGGCAGCTGGCATCCCTCAGCCACTTGGATGAGCGGCTGAAGGGGCACCCCGACATCCTTGAGGAGTTCACCGAGACGTGGCGGGCTTCTGAGCCTCCTGCCGCGGCCCCCTTCACTCCTGACTCCCCCTTCGGCCACCGGGTCACCCCCCACATCACCTACGGCGAGCTGGCCCTCGGGCAGGAGGCGCGCCGCTTCGATCACTACCACCAGTGCGGCACGGCCCTGCAGCTCTGCCAGTTCGCGGAGAAGGCCCGCGCCGCGTTCGGCGGGCGCCCGGTGATCATCACCAGCGCCTACAGGCCCCCGGCGATCAACAGGGCGGTCGGTGGTGCCAGCCAGTCGGAGCACCTCTACGACGCCCCGGGCGTGGGCGCCATCGACTTCTACATCGAGGGGGTGCCGGTGATCGAACTGCAGGAGTGGGCCGACAAGGCCTGGCCCTACTCGCTCGGCTACGGCGCCCCCAAGGGCTTCATCCACATCGGCAGACGCCGCGGCGGACCCCGGGTGCGCTGGGATTACTGAGGCGGCGCCAGCGAATACAGCGCCGCCAGGTTGAACTGCTCGAGCAGCCCCTGGAGCTCCTCCTGCATCGCCTCTGTGGGGACCAGCTCCTCCAACAGGATCCAGAGGGCCGCCTGCAGCGCCTCCGGGATCGCCCGGCCGTTCCGCGCCTCGCTGAATTGCGACTCGAAGATGGTCAGGCGGCCGACGATCGTGGGCGATGTCCCGCTCAGCACCAGCGGCAGGACGCCTTGCTGGTAGGACTGGCTGGCCAGCAGCGCCTGGTAGAACGAGATGTAATTGGGCGATGGGGGCGTTGGCGGCGGCTCCGGCGCGATGTAGGGCACCCACAGCATCGCCTTGGGATTGTTCACCTCCTCCCATCTGACGACAAGATCGGGATCGATCTCGCGGATTTCCTCGGTGGCGATGTTGCGAAAGAGGCTCATTGGAATACCCTCGGGTGAACGGCAACGGTGGGGCTGTTTGTGGGAGTAATCGTCAGCCCGCCGCGTAGGTCCTGGATCGTGCGGATCAGCGGGGCGTAGAACACCAGCGACTGCGGGCGAATCTGATCAGGCGTAAACCCTGCTGCTAGTGATGCCATCTCCTCATCAGTGAGGGCATCGGTCCAGATGCCGACTTCTGCCACGCCGGCGCTCAGGAACACCCCAAAGCCGGCAGAGTTGCGCCTGGCGCCGATCGTCAACTGAGCCAGTCCCGTCAGGCTGTATGCACTGGTCTGTGCCGTCCCGCCTGCGCCGTTGACGAACGCCCGCTTGTTCGCAGTCTGGAACACTCCCCCGGCGTGCTGCCATGCGCCAGTGGTGAAGCTCCCGCTGTTGGCGCTGGTGGCGACCGTGGCAGCTACGGATTGCGCCCCGATTGTTAGGGCGGCATTGCGCGTCAGAACGAGTCGGTCAAAGTTGCCTGACGTTGCCCCCAGGGCCATCAACACTCCGTCCACAGCGCCGGCTACTGCATTGAACCGGCACGCCATCGTGATCGGTATCGCCGTTGCTGGCGCCGATGCCGTGGTCAGGTACTGGCTGCTGGCGCTGGCAAATTGAAGGGCCATCACGCCACCTGCCGCACTTCGACAGCCAGCAGCTGGAAGTCGCCGGCCATTGTGTCGTTCACAGCATCTGCCGCCTTCCGCGCAATCCGCAGTCGGAACAGATCGCCCGCCACCAGTCCATCAATCGTGGTGCAAGTGATCTCCGTGACCCAGGGCGTGCCGCTGGCCGCGCTTGCCGTGCTGGTTGCTTCTGCGGCCGTGTCGAATGAATCAGCGTCCAGGTCGGTGTTCATGCGTTCAAACGCTGCCGCCAGGCGGACATTGCCGGTGGTGGCGGTGTCGCCCATGCCCCAGATCCGTGCCCGCAGGCCGCTCGAGGTGTTGGCACCTTCGGGGATCACACCAATAAAAAAGGTCGTTTCCTCCGTGGTCGGGTCGAACTCAAGGACGGCCGGAACGTTGCGCGTGTCGAGCGTGGCGTTGTTCGTGGCCGGTGGGTGATTGTCGCGGGCAATAAATAGCGGGAATGTCCTGGTGCCACCAGCCGATGGAATATCGTCCAGGTGTGCAATCGTGCCGGACTTGTTCTGCAGCGTGTAGCTGCGGTCTTCCGTGTTGCTGGTGCCGTCGAATGTCCGGGTGAAGCCGTTAGCCCCTTTCCACGACAAGGCATTGCTGGCGTTCGAGTAGAGCGCGAACCCCGTCGCAGGCGTTCCCGGCGCCGCGCCTGCCAGGAAGCTCGCCAGCGTGAGCTGCCCGCTGGTGGGGTCGATCACCACCCCCGCCGCACCAGTGAACGCACCGGACAGCGCACGGAACTGCACCTGCCCCGTGGTGCCGCCTGGGGTGGGGATGGTGGGCTGGCCGGAGAGGTCGCTGTACGACCCGCTGGATGCCACCGCTGACAGGCCCAGGGCCGTCCGCTGCGCCGCCTCGTTTGTCGCCAGCAGCAGCGCCTTACCAGCGGTAGAGGCATCGCTGATCTGGGCCGCCGTGTGGGTGTGCGTCGTTGGCGAGCGGGCATCGCTCAGCCTTGCGTCGTCCCCGGCGGCCACCGTGCCGGCCACCGTGCCGACGTTTTTCAAGGCAGAGTCGCCCAGGGTCGGCCGGCCGCTCAGGTCTGCATAGGCCCCGCTGGTGGCCACCGGCTGCAGTGCAGCGGCGATCAGCGCCAGGGCGTCGATCGTGGTCTTGTCCGCTGCGGTGAGCAGCCCCGCCAGGGAGGTGGTCGCCGGGGGAGTGATCGCATCGGCGCCAGTGCTGCTGGCGATGGTGAACCCGGTGGCAGTCCGGTCGATGATCGAGAGGCCTGTGGGGCTCCCCCCTTCACCGCCGCCGCCGCCAAGGCCGCCGCTTTCCTCGAGCTGCCGCTGGGTGAGGGTGCCGCCCCAGGAAGAATCCTCGCCCATGCCACCCAGCAGCTGGTTTTGCGTTACGCCACCACCCCAGGAGGTATCTTCCCCAGGCATGGCTCAAGGCAGCGTCTCCCCTGAAGTTTACAGGGGTGCAGAGGTCTAGCCACCCCGGCCGGGGTGCTCCAGGTCCCTGATGCGGCTCTCGTGGTCAGACAGCATCTTGCTGATGCTCTCGAGGACCGTCGCGGTCCTGGCCTCGTAGCGGCCCAGGGCGAAGCTGATGCGCCAGAGGGCGATGACGCCCGAGCTTCCGAGCCCGATCACGGCCAGGAGGAGTTCAGGGCCAAGCATCGGACGGGACGGAATGTAAAGGGATTCTACGGGGGTGCAGAGGTGGCGCCATGGGCGTCAGTCCACCGTCTGGCCGCTGCTCATCCCCGTAGAAGAACCTGAGAAGAACGCCGGAGAAGGGGTGCCGAGGTTGGTCAGGGTGTCACCAGCGAACGACCATAGCTCGTTGGTAAATGTGCTGAGCTCACGGATGTAGAACCTGCCCGGAACACGCCTGACTGGCACCAGCCGATCGCTTTGTGTGGCGTTGCTCGCAGCGAGAGATAGCGTCGTCCCGTTAAACGCAAGAACCAGGAGGGGAGATGCAGTGGTGCTGATTACGATCCGGTTCCCTGCGGCGCTCCAGAATCCATTCCTCGCTCCAGAACAGGAGTAAGACGCAACAGCAACGTAGGCGCTGCCGGATCTGGCGATAATGTGGGCGACAGTATCTGTGACCAAGAGAACGTAGTTGTCCGTTGGGTCAAACTCAACAGCGCGAAGACTCGAAAAGGTCGGAGAAAGAGCTGGATAGCTTGTTGCTTCCGTGAAGGTGTCGCCGCTCCTTGCAATCAGCCGATACGGGGGGAAAAGGTTCTCCCACAGGCAGAGGAAGCTGCCAGACCGTGACCAGCGGATCGCCGTGTTTGAAATACTAGATGTCAGCGGGCCGCTAAGCGTCAGTGACTGAATCTGCGTGTAGTTGTTTTTCGCTGCGTCAGCCTTGTAGATGTATAAAACGTTGTTCGGTGCCGACGTGAGGACCGCAACGTAGTTCCCATCAGGGCTGACCGCTACCGCTTTTGTGTTGCCAGTCCCGGCCAGGGCGGGAGAAGCGTTCACAAGAGAAAACGAGCTGCCGCTGCGCTTCCAGATGTAGACATTTCTTCCTGTAGTGTTGTTGCTGGCGTTGGAGACAATCAGCGCATCTGTTGAAATGCTGGGGCCCATTCCGTTGGCGGTTTGCATCCCCGTCGCGCCGCTAATGGTGATCGCAGTTCCGACTGTCAGGCCATCGACAAAAGCTGCGCTCAGCTGGTCTCCGGTGCTGTATTTTACGAAAAGCTCCCCAGGTTCCGAAAGCCTTGCCCCAAACCTGATGAACGGGAAGTAGCTGGCGTCCGGCGCGAAGGGGTTGGTTAGGTTTGCCTGCAGCGGAAAGCCAAAGGTTGTGGTCCCGTCGCCGTTGCCGTAGGTGGTCCCGATTGCGTTGAAAAGTTGAGCGTATTGCGCCCTCTGCTTGTCCACCCCATTGCAATGCAGCCAGCCGTCAGGCGGGGTGAGCGGGTTCCTTTGCAGCCACACGATCGTCCCCACCGGCGTGTTCGGGTCATCCACCGCAAGGGTGTTCAGCAGCGCCGACGAAACCCCTCCAACGCTCGTGATGTTCCCAGCGACCACCCCATCGATCAGGTTCTTCAGCACCCGCCCCTGGTTGGCGCTGAGTGCCGCGGCTGCGTCGGTGCTGGTCAGGCCATCGACCACCGCGGGCCCGCTGCCGTCCGCCACCAGCCCATCAACCACGGCATCGATCGCGTCGATCAGCGCCTTCAGCGCCCGGCCCTGGTTGGCGCTGAGGGCCGATGTCTGGCTGGTGCTGATCAGGTTGTCGATCACCTGAACCAGCGGGGCGCCACCCGACAGAAGGTTCACGGCGCCCTGGGTGATGATCACCCGGTCGATGAACTCCTGCACCACGAACAGAACCTGCTGGTCCGCGGCGGTGAGCTCGAAGGCCGTGGGCGGGCTGCCGGCCTGCCACTGCGTCACCCGCTGGTCGATCGGGGTGATCCGCACCACCGAGACCGTCTTCCCCAGGGGCGGGGGGACCACCAGATTGACCGACGTATCGCCGGCCCAGTCGAAGCCCACCCCGGGCGCCAGCTCGGACTCGAACACGGCGGTGTTCGGATTCCAGTTGAGGTAGACCCGGACGTGCGGCTTGACGATGTACGGGAACGGCACGGCGAACACGTCCGTGGTCCCGTTCCCGTCATAGGTGCGGTAGGAGTAGGGGATCGGGAGCGTCACGAACTGCGCTGCACGGGTGCAGCCTCATTCTGTCTGCTCGTCCTCCTTGCGGACAGATCGGCGCCGGGCCTGGTTCAGGGCCGGGTTCGGGGTCCAGAAGCCGCTCTCCCAGCCGGCGCGGCCCGCAGTCCCCAGCCCCGCCAGGGCGCCGCCGGTCAGGTAGCAGCCGTCCACCTTGCCGCCATGAACCCGGCAGTCCACCAGAAAGATCACCCCGAAGGCGATGGCCAGCCAAGAGGCCCCGCCGATGGCGCGGGCAGTGGCGCGGGGATCCCTCACCTGGCGCCCCCCAGGGCATCCACCAGCGGCTGGAGCTGATCCAGGGCATTCTGGGTGCGGGCCTTGACCGCAGCGGTCTTGGCATCGCTCCAGGCCTTGGCCTCGGGGCTCTTGCCATCCCTGGCGCGGATCTCCAGCTCGTTCCGGGTCCGTTCGAGGTAGTAGTCCTTGATGGCGCTGATCATCAGCTGGGCCGGCTGCTGCCGCCGGATCGCCTGGGGCATATCCCGGCGTTCCAGGTCGGAGGTCAGCCGGGCGTCGGCCTCCATCCGCTGGTAGATCGGGTCGTTGAACAGGGACCGCAGGGCGTCGGCCACCGCCTTCCCCTTCACGTGCTTCTCCAGGTAGGGGGCCAGGTCGATCGTGATGGTCTCCCCGTCCTTTACCCGCACCCCATTGGGCAGCACCACCTGATACTCCACGGGCAGCCGGGCGACCACCTGCTTGCCCACCATGGCGTTGGTCGCCAGCAGGCTGCCGCCCTTCGCCGAGCCGTAGATGTCGATCGCCTCTCGCTGCAGGGCTGCAGTCATCCCCACCCCGTCGAGGTTGCGGCGGCGGAACTGCACCGGCGGGTCCAGCTGGCCCATGGCCTCCAGCTCCGCATAGATCGGATCGTTCGGCCAGGCGCCGGGGAAACCGATTGGGATCACCCTGGCGAAGTCAATCCCCGCGATGTGTCCCCGGGGGCTGCCCAGCCAGTCCTGGTCACGCTTGTTGCCCGCCATGCCGGCTACGAACGGCAGGGCGCTGTAGGCGACATCCCGCAGCCGCTTCTGCACCCCAGCGAGCGGGCCATCGAGGTCGCCGGCCAGGCCCTGCTGGTACTGCAGGAGGTGGCTGTCCTTGCCGTCCTGGTACTGGTTGGCCAGGTCCATGCCGAAGGACCGCTCGACGGACCCCAGGGCGCCAGAGAAAGGCACGTAGAGGCCCTTGGCCATGAAGCCGCCGAACTTCACCAGCGCATCCCAGGAATCCATGTTCCCGTCCCCGAAGGCGCTGATCAGCTGCTGCAGCTGGGCGACGCCGGTGCCCCGCATGATGTAGCCGGTCAGCACCTGGGCGGCGCCGTTGAAGGCCTCGTTGCCGTCCAGGTCGCTGGCGCCCGCCTTGGTCAGGGCATCCTTCACGTCCTTCCACAGGAACAGGGTGGAGAGGATCGGGATCCCGCCCAGGTAGGGCATCCCCATGAAGCTGTTGCGCTTGGCCGGATCGGGGTGGGTGTTGCCGGTGATCAGGCCCGCCTGGTCCACGGCGCCGAACAGGGCCAGCAGGCCCATCGAGATCGTCCAGCGACTGGCGACCTCGGCCATCTCCTCGCTGCCGGCCCTCCCCTTCATGGCCAGGGCCACCATCTTGATCGGGTCGTAGAAGGGGCTGGTGGCCAGCCTCATGTCGAACAGGAGGGCGTTCGCTGGGGCCCGCCAGTAGGGCAGGATCGTGTCGGCCCACCACTCCTTGCGGATCGCCATCACGCTGCGGTCGATGGCCTTGATCGGGTCCGTCGTGGAGTCCATGAAGCGGGTCATTTCCCCGCCCGGCGTGCCCTGCATCCGGGTCTCGGCGCCGTACTGGAAGGCCCGCACCGATGCAGGGGTGCCGAAGGTGGGGCTGCCGGCCACCTCCTGCTTCACCATCATGTCCATCACCTCCTGGTCGGTGTACCGGGCCAGGTCGTCGGAGGCATCGGGCATCCCGTCGAGGCCCAGCTGGCCGTCCATCTCGCCCAGCTTGTGCTGCTTGCGGAAGGCCTTGATGTTCGCCTCGGTGGGCGTCACCTGATAGACGGCCTGCTCGATCTGGTCCTGCACCCAGGCATCGCGCTTCGCGGGGGTGTCCAGGCCCAGCGTCACCGCCTCGGCCCTGGCCTTCACCTCCAGGTCGCTCATCAGGTGGAACAGATACTGGAACTTCCCGTGCACCTCATCGAAGGTGCCGAGCATCCGCAGGGCCGGCTGCAGGGGCATGTCGTTCCAGAGCTCCTGCAGCTTCAGCCGGACGGCCACGTTCAGCTTGGGCCCGGCCATCGCCACGTTTGCGGCCCAGTTCCGGGTGGCCCACTGCTGCTGTGCAATCCGGTTCGCGTCCGCCCGCACCTCGGCATTGGAGCTCATCCGCTTGCCGTAGACATCCGGGTTGCCCCCGAAGTGACTCTTGCCCTCGAAATAGGCGTCCTTGAGCAGCTTCTTGAGCCCCTGCCGCGTCATGTGCAGGGCGTAGCTGTAGGCCCTGGCGGTGATCTTGGCGCTGTCCAGCAGGCCCAGCCGCTTCAGGCTGTTCGTGCCGGCGGGGACCATCGTGAGCCCGTTCTTCAGGGTCTTCTGCAGGGGCCCGTAGAGCATCATGACCATGTTGGTCATCTCCCCGGACTTGATCTGGGTGACGGTGCCCGACAGCTGCGAGTCCTTGGCCCAGGCCCGCCCCAGCCGCATGGTGGTGTTGAACCACCCCTTGTCCAACTTGGCCTTGGGGTCCATGCCCTCGATCTCCAGGGTCTCCTGGATGTCGCGGATGGTCCTGGTGCCGGCGGGCCCCTGGTCCACGGCGTCGATGATCTTGCCGATCACGGAATCGGGGCTCACGTCCTCGGGGGTGAGGCCCAGGATCTCCTCTGGTTCCCCCTTGGCGGCCGGGGCGGCCCCCGGGGACAGCCGGTCCTCGGGCTTCGACAGCCAGGGGGTGTCCACGAAATCGGGGATCGCCCCATCGGCCATGTCCTCCTGCAGGCTCCGCAGGGTTTGGGCGGTGCGCCGACGCGCGAAGGCGTAGTGGCGCTCACCCAGCAGGGCCAGCTTGTACCACTTGTAGGCCTCCTGTTTCATGACGTCGGGCACCTCGGCGCCGGGCAGCGACTCCATGAAGTCCGCGATCCGGCCGGTGCCATCCATGAACTGCTTCTTGGTGCGATCGGCGAACAGGCGGATCCGCGCCATCCGCTCCACCATGCCGGCGAACCCTGCGGCGTCGTTGGCCATGCGGGCCTGCACCTCGGGCACCGTCACCCCGAACTCGCTCAGCGCCCTGGCGGTGACCTCGGCCATCCGCTCGCGCCCGTACATCTGGGTGACGAAGGCGAAATCCTTGGGGTCCAGCCTCTCCCAGGTCAGCCCCAGGGCCCGCGCCAGCATGGCGTAATCCTTGGCGTCCTGGATGTCAACCTCCCGCAGGATCCGGTCGTAGTTCTGGAACTGGCCTTCCGCCCCCACCGGCCGCCGCTGCTCACCCAGGGCCCGGTCCACGAAATCCTCGAGCTGCTTGCTGTCCAGGGTGTCGGCCAGCTGCTGCACCCCACGGGTCAGATCGGCATCGTTCAGGATCCGGGGCTTCCCATCGACCCCCGGCAGGATCACGTCGTTCCCGGCCTCGGAGATGATGAAGCGATCGCCGGCTCGGCGGGCACGCTCGGATTCGTTCAGCTGTTGCTGAAGCTCCTGCTTCTGCTTCTGCAGATCCTGCAGTTGCTGGAAGGCGTCGTCGCAAGTGTTGGCCATGATTAGCAGCCCTCCTTGGCGGCACGTTGGCGGATGGATTCCATCTGTGCATCCAGGGCGGCGATGGATTCGTTAGCCGATCGCAGCATTGACGTGTGATCGGCGGCCTCGGACTTCCACTGCAGGATCTTCTGCATACGGAAATCGCTGAACACCTCGCTTTCGCTCAGTGTCCTTGCGAGGCCGCCGTCTACAGCACGGTCGTAGATTCCTCGGATCGAGTCGAACCCATTGCCCTTGAAAGCATTTGTGACCCTTTCAGTAAAATCAAGGACACGATCGAAGGCCTTGGCGATGACCCTCGCTGCTGCTCCAAGCGGCGTTGAAGGTTTAACAGGAAGGCCGAAGATAGCCGCGATTGGGTCGGTTCCGGTGAGCTTGGCCCGTGCATACCGCTGGAACGAAACCGCCTGAGCTTCACTGTAGGCCATCTCTCTGGGGCCGACCGCCAGCAGCGCCTTGGCCCTGGCGAAGGCCCCGTCCATTACCCGCATCTCCTTCTCGGAGAGGGCCAGGTACTGGATCCGGTGGAAGGCCTCATGGGCGGCCACCTCCACGATCTCCTCGTCGCTCACGGAGGGATAGGCCAGGCGGTTCACCTGGATCAGGTCTTCCTCGAAGCGGTAGAAGCCGCCCACCTCTGCGACATCGTCCTTTCTGCCGGTGCCTCCCCATGCCGCCGGCCGCTGCCGCGTCTCGCTGAGCTCGCGGAAGCGGATCTCGGCCTCGGGGCCGGCCACCTGGCGGATGATCCTCCGCGCCAGCACCTCCCGGTCGAAGATGCGCCCAGAGTCGAGCAGGGGGACGCCGCCGACCGAATCCCAGCCCTCGGGGGCGGCGCTCAGGTCGTCGGCGATCCGCAGCGGCTCGGGGCGGACGGGGGCTACGGGCTCGCCTGCGGCGGCCTCCGGCTGGGCCCTGGGGGCCTCGGCGTCATCCCACCCATCGATCATCCCCAGCGCCTTCTTCTCCTCGAAGGTGCGCTCGTCGTAGCCGTAGGCCTCCCGCAGCTGCTGCTCGGCCTCCCACCGGTTGGCGGAATCCTCCAGGGCCTGCTCGCCGGCCAGCCGGATCTCATCCTCCAGCGCCTGGGCCCCGGGGGTGCCGGGCTCCACCGCCTGGCGGGCATGGATGTCGGCAATGGCATCGTCGGGCCGCACCCGCGGGCCATCGCTCAGCTCGGGGATCGGGGTGGTGGGCGGCCGGGCCTCGCCGTTCTGGATCGCTCGAGCAGTGATCCGCATCTTGGCGGCCTCCAGCTCGGCGCCCGTGGGCGGGGGTTCCACCGGGGGCCCGGCCTGCTCGGGCGGGGCGAACAGATCCACCTGGTCGGGGTTTGCCTCGGGGGTGGGCGCCCGGCCCGTGGCGGCATCCATCTCCCGCTGGAGGATCGCCGGCATGTCGTCGGCCACCTGGCGGGCCACCGCCGCCGGCTGCTCGCCATCGGCGATCTGCTGGGCCGCACGGTTCAGGCGGTCGCCCACCTCGCCTGTCTGGTACTTCAGCCGCTCGAAGGTCTTCAGGGCCGTGGTGGACTCCTCGGCCACCGCCTTGGAGCCAGCCCGGTCGATCGTGTTGGCGGCCTTGCTCTCCAGCTGCTTGGCGGCCTTGGCCACCCCACCGAACGCCTTGGCGTCCTTCTTCAGCAGCTCCTCCACCTGGCGCACCAGCCTGACCTTGGCCCTGGCCCCCTCGTCCACCCCGTAGCTCTCCATGCCCGGGATGCCCCCCTGGCGGGGCTTCACCGCCGGGGAGCTTGCGGTCATGGTGCCCAGCTCCTTCAGCTCCCAGTCGGGGATGCTCGGGTTTTTCCGCACCTCATCCGCCAGCATCCGCATCCCGCCCTCCGGCAGGCCCGAGTCGCCGATGATCACCGCCTTCCGCAGGCTGATGTCGCCGTTCACCGCGGAGCCATAGAGGTCGTCGGGCAGCTTGGTGAGCGCCAGGCCATCACGGGCCCAGCTGCGCTCCCCGGTCATCCCTGCGGCCTTCAGCTGCTCGGGGGTGGTGAGGCCCGATTCCCGCATGAACTTCGCGGCATCGAAGGCATTGCCCTGCCCCTCGGTGATGTTGGCAATGGCGCCGAACGCACGGGCGGCCGATGGCTTGCTGGCGGTGATCTCGCGCACCGGCACCGATGGGATCCCCAGGCGGCGGGCCAGGGCCAGCCGGTTGTGGCCGTTGACCACGTAGGCCTTCCCATCCGCGGGGTCGCGCCACACGTCGATCACGCCCTCGGCCCGGGGGTTCCAGAACTCCTCCTCGCTGAGGGATGCGCCGATCTGCTGGCCCTGGGCATCGACCCCTTCCTTGAACTGGAAGCGGGCCGGGTCCACGGCGATGTCCTCCACCGCCATGCTCTGGGTGCCGGTCAGCCGCTCCGCCAGCGCCGTGCGGCCCTGCCGGGACAGCGACCGCAGCGCATCCCTGATGTCGGTGGCCGTGGCGTCCTCCCAGCCGCCCCGCTGGTTGATCAGCTCCTGCGCCAGCTCGGGGGAGGTCTCGGGGTTGTTCAGGGCCCGCAGCGCCGCCGGGTCCACGGCATCGAGCAGTTGGCTCCAGGGCTCAGCCTCGCCCGCACCCTGCACGTAGAGCTCGCTGATCCGATCGGTGGGGGCCGCCACCTGGCCGAACCGGATCGGCTCGGGCTGCGGCGTCATCGCCTGTTGCTCCTGGAACCGCTGCACTGGCTCGGTGATCGGGCCATCGGTGCGATCCAGCTCGCGGATCTGCTCGGGGGCGAGCTCGTCCAGCGTCTTCAGCACGTCGGTGGCCTCGGGCAGCTCCGGGTCGAAGTCATCCCACGGGTCGATCGCCGGATCCAGGGGGTCCGGCAGGTCCCCCTGCTTGGGCTTGGCGAAGCCCTCCACCGCCGCGGCGTTGTCCGCGTTCACCTGGGCGATCTGGCCCTCCACGTCGGCCAGCTGCTGCTGCAGGGGGTCCGCAGGGGTGGACGCCGGCTCCTGACCCAGCCGCTGGCGCATGGCCTGGTCGGCCTCGGCGAAGCCTGCCGGGGGCTTCTGGGGTGCAGCATCGGCCACAGCAGGGCCCGGCCTGGTGGCGCCATCCCCGGCGTCCTCGATGACCCCCGCCTGCGTCAGCCGGCCCCGGGCGGCCACCTCGGTCTCCTTCAGTCGTTGGCCCCGCAGTCGGCGCGCCGTGGCTGGCAGCAGCCGGGCAGCAGCGCCGATGGTGGCCCCGACCGCCTGGCCGCCCACCACGTTCCCCATGAAGGTGGCGCCGGCCGCATCGATCATGTCGGCCTTGCCGATCTTGTCCCCCAGCCCGCCCGGCAGCTTGGTGCCCAGCGCCTGGTTCACCATGTCCACGAACCCGCCGCCGGTGCTGTCGTCCAGGAACTGGCTCAGGGCCTCGTTCGTGCCGAAACTCAGGCTGCCGCGGACCACCTTCCCGGCCATGGTGGCTGCCCTCAGCGCACCGATGCCGCCGGTGACCGGGGCCAGGCCCACGTTCAGGAGCAGGGAGCGGTTGAACATGTCCTTGTTCCGTTCCCCACTCGTCTGCTCGCTCGGGGGCTTGGCCCCCAGCAGTCGGTAGGCGCTGTCCACCCCACGGTCCAGGATCGGCCCAAGCCGCCCGCCGCTGGGGTCTGCCTGCTTGGCGCCCCGCATCCGCTGGTAGGCCGAATAGCCCATCCGCAGGGCGTTGTCGGCCACGCCCACCGGGCCGGCCAGCATCTGGGGGGCGTTGACGTTGCCGAAGGCCACCCGCGTCATCGCAGGGTTCACGTTCCCCGCCAGCCGCATCATCGACCGCACGGGATCCCGGCGGGCCTGGCGGAACTCATAGGTGGCGTCGTTGACCAGCTGCTGAAACGGGTTCAGCCGGCGGCGGCGGGCCGGGGGCCGCGGCTTCGGCTTGGCGTCCTCCTCCGGCACCGAGGGCTGCAGGTCTGCAGACGAATCCGTGCCAACGATCGTTGGCTTCCCGTTGATGATCTTGATCGTGGCGGGCATCTCAGCTCCTCAGGAATCGCTCGGCCCGGCGGCGGCGTTCAGGACGCGCCTCCTCTGGGCCACCCCGGAGGGATGTCCAGCGCCTGTTCAGCAGTCGCTCGGCCAGGTCGAAGTTGCCGGCGCCGATTGCTCGGTAGGCATCGGGATGGGCCTTCTGGATGAACTCCATCACCGCGGCGTACTGCACCCGTGCATTGTTGCTGAGCAGTCGGCGTCTGGCGATCCCGAAGCGTTGCTCGGCGTCGTCCAGGGTGATGGGAGTGAACTGGAACCTGCCCATCGCCCGGCCGCCGCCCACCGCTTCGGTGTACCCGGGGACGTTGTTCCGCCCGTCGCTCTCGAGCTGGGAGAGGAAGGTCAGGAACCGCTGCTGGTTGGCACGCTTGCCGCCGCCACCCCGGGGGCTGGAGCCCCCGAAGGTGCCGCCCCGCTCGAAGGTGTTGCGGAACCGGTCGCGGATCGCCAGGGTGCTGCTGCTCGCCCGGCTGGAATCGGGGTCGAAGAAGTCCAGGCTGATGTGCGCCCCGGTGGTGGAGCCGGTGCGGCCCTGGGTGCCCAGGAAGGTGCCGGCCGGATAGGTCCGCCCCGGCCGCAGCGATGGGTTCAGCTGGTCGTGGTGGGAGCTCAGCACGTCCACCCGCTTGCCGGTCACCGGATCGGTGAAGCGGATGATCACGTGGTTGCCGTAGCCCCGGCCTGCCTGCCCCTTCTCCTTGTGGAACTCCTGCCCGTTCCGGTTCACCTCCAGTACCTGGAAGCTGGTAGGCCAGGTCATGCGGGCCCCGCGGCGGCCCTGCTCGATCACCATGTCGAAGCCCGGCTCGCCGCTGGCATCCACCCGGCTGGTGACGATGACCCCAGGCAGAGGGCGATACCCCTCGCCTACCCCACCTGGGACTGCGAAAAAGGGAGGGATGGCCGCTGCCCACCTCCGCTTGCGGCCATGGCGGGCCGGACCCCCAGCAGCAGATCGGCCAGCCAGCTGCCGGCTTTCACGAACGGGCTGGGTGTCATGGCGCGGCTGATCTTTTGGCCGGCGGCGGCCCCCTTGTTCACCCGATCCAGTAGCAGCTTCCTGGCGGCCGGGTCGATCGCCCCGGGGTAGCCATCGATCTGCCGCAGCAGCCACTTGGCCGGGGTCATGCCGGCGGCCCTTGCTGCTCGCTGCACGGCTGCGCTGGGGGCCTGGCCACCCAGCACCCGCATCACCTCCCGCATGGCGCTGGGCTTCTCCAGCACCACGGCGCCGCTCTCGAGCACCTTGGGGTCCACGTTGTCGAGGTTGCCGCTGGTGACCGTTGGCGTCCTGCTCCACTGCCGGCCGGGCGGGGGCGGGGGTGCGGGCGCCCCGGTGGCCTGGGGCTGCGGGGACTGCACCTTCCCGCCCTCGATCCCCGGGCCGCCGCTCAGGCCGCCGGGGAACAGGAACTGGCGCAGATCCTGGTCCTTGGTGCCCAGGTACTCGTTGAAGGCCGTGGTGGCGATCGCGGTCAGCTCGGTGTTGCTGAGCCGCCGGCCAGCCTTGGCCGCGGCCTCGTCCATCCGCGCCTGCATGTGCTTGCGGGCCCCCTCGTTCAGCCGGGCCGCCGCGGTGCGGACATTGGCATCACCGAACGCCATCCACCCCTGGATGTCCTTCACCCCCCGCAGCGATGCCTCGGTGATCGTCTTGGGATACTCCCGCCGCAGGGCCGCCGCGATGCCCTGGCTCAGGATCGGGTCGATGATCCCCCGTTTGCTGTTCTGCGCCTCCTTGCCCTTGCTCGCCGCCAGCCCTGAGAACCGCTTCAGGTAGTCGGCCTGCATGTCGTTGGGCATCCCGGCGAGCCGTGCCTTCAGCGCCTGCATCGCCTCAGCCGAATCGAACCCGGCGGGGTCCATGGTCTCCAGCACGGCCATGAACTCCTCGATGCCGGTCTGGTCGGTCTGCCGTTCGGCGATGCTGCCGACCACCCGCCCGAACTTGTCGGTGGCCTCCAGCATCTGGGCATAGCCCAGGCCCCGCTCGCCCCACTTGGCGATCACCTCCTCCACGGCGGCCCGCTGCTCGTCGGACGCCTCGGGGTTCTCGGACATCACCAGCGCCAGCTCGTTCTCGAACTGCTTCTGCAGCGACGCCTCCTGCCGGCCCTGCTTCTCGTAGCGGTCCTTTTCGCCCTCCTCCTGGGCCCGGTAGAAATCGGGGCCGAACATCAGCACCGCCGGCAGCCGCTTGCCGTCCTTGCCCGGCGGGCCCACCTCCAGCTGGCCGACGATCCCGATCAGCTCCTGCAGCTCGGCCGCCTTCTGCGGGTCCGCCTCGCCGGTCATCCGGCCGTTCAGCATCTCCAGCAGGTAGTTGATCGTCTTCTTCGTCGTCTCCGTGGTCTCCCCCCGGAGGCCCATCGTGTCCCGGATCCGGTCGATGGCCTGGTTCAGGGCCACCCGCATCCCCTGGTTGAAACCGGGATCCCCAAGGGCTGCCTGCCGCTGCACCGGCTTGCCGGTGGTGGGGTCGAACTCGGTCCAGGCGATCCCGCCCTGCTCCCGGGCGTTGTTGTAAATCTGCAGGATCTCCGCGCCCACCGTTGGGGCCACGGTGTCCTTCTGGAACGCCGTGAAGGCGTCGTACTGCTCGCTCGAAACCCGATCCCACGCCTGGGCGATCTCCGGGTTCACGTAATCCTGGAAGCCGGCGCTGGTCTCGTTCAGCCCGTATTTCTTCAGTAGCCTGCTGGTGGCGTCCACCTTGATCTGGGCCAGCCGGGGGTCGTTCGGCGCCCACGTGTTCGCCTCCGGGGTCTGCCGGTAGGCGTCGAGGATGGTCCGCCCGGCCTCCCCTGCCGCCAGCCGCGCCAGCTGGTTCTCGCGGCCTGCCTGCCGGAACGGGTTCACCCGATCCATCAGCTGGCCGGCGATCGGGTCGGCCGCATCCACCGCCCGGTTCTGGGCCGCGTACTCGGCGCCCGCCTTCAGCCGCTGCTGGTTGGCCAGCACCTGAGCCCGCACGGCATCGTTGCGGCCCTTCTCGTATTCGCCGCTGGCGTAGAGCTCCACGCCGGTCAGCGCCACCTTGCTCAGCGCATCGTTGAAGGGCGCCAGGGCGCCGGCCAGCTGCGCCCACTGGTTGAAGCCCTCCACATTCCCGCCGCTGCCCGCCGCCTGGGCCTGGATCTGGGGCGGCCCGCTGCTCAGTGCCCGCAGCTGGGGCAGGCCGCCTCGCTGGTTGCGGGCCATGGGCCGCAGGAAGGCATCGACCCCCTGGGCCGCCGGGACGATGGAACCGCCGGGGAGCTCTCTCATTGTCATCGTGCGAGGGGGTTGGACTTGCCGCTGCTGGTCATCGAGCGGACCTGGCTGTAGGCGCCCATGCCGAACTGGGCGCCCTCAATCAGCGATGTGCCCAGCCGCAGGGCGCCAGCCGTCCCGCTCGGGGGTGCGCCGGTCATCGTCGGGGGCCCTGGCAGCACCAGCGACGGCAGCGGCACGAATGGCGCCATCGGCTCCAGGTACGGCTGCGCCTCGTAGAAGGCCTGGGAGTTGTAGGCGTTCAGGTACTGGGCCACGGCGCCCGCCTGCTCCCGCCGGTACTGGCGATTCCGCAGGCCCTCGTTGATCGTGGCAATCGTCTGATAGTCCCCCTCCTGCCGGAGGAAGTCGTTCATCAGCCGGTCGATGCTGGCGCCCACCTGGGGGTTGGCACGGATCGATGCCCGGTTCTTCAGTGCCGCGATGCTGTACTGCTGCAGGGCCACGGCGTCGGCCATCGCCTGCTCGCCCAGGCGCTGCTGGATCGCCTCGGCCGTGGTGACGAACTGGACGCCGGCAGCTTCCCGGGTCTCGCGCACCACGTCGGCCTGGTCGATCGCACGAACCAGATCGACGTTCCTCTGCGACCGTGCATAGGCCAGTTCCTGGTTGTACTGGACCGTCTGGGCCCAGTAGTTCTGCTGCTGGTTCGCCCGGTTGATCGATGTCTCGATCGAAGACCGCCAGCCCTGATACCGCTGGTTCGCCTGCTGAAATGCCTGCTCGTTCAGGTACTGCTGGCGCTCAGCGTTGTTCTGGGCAAAGGCGCCGAAGATGTTCAGCCCCGTCCTGGCGGCGCCGATGCCAATTCCCAGCAGGGCCGGCAGTGCCATTACATCTTCAGCCGAAAGTAGTGGAACAGCTGGCAGCTGGGCCCGTGGGGCTCAGGTGGGAACACCTCAAACCCCAAGGACTTCAGCCACCGCACGGATTCTAAGTTCTTTGCACAGACCCAGTTATGGAGCAGCACCACCCCGCTGCTCTGCATCCTGTCGTGCACCAGTGAATCGATCCATCCCCGGGCGCCGCGGGCCAGCTGCCGCCGGTGCGAGGGGGTGCCCGTGAGCGCATCGGTGCCCAGCATCCAGATGAAATGCCCGTTCACTCCGGCCAGGCCGCACGGCTGCCCGTCATCCCCCTCGATCCCGATCGCCACATCGCTCTCGACAAAGGCGCTGATGCACGCGATCTGTGGGTGCCGGCCCTCGGCCGCCTGCAGCTCAAAGCGGTCGGCCGCCCGCAGGTTGCGAGCGACGTCCATGGCGCCCTCCTCGGTGGCGGGGACGATCCTCATTTGACCTTCCCGGCGAGCAGCCCGACCCACTCGCAGGTGGTGAACTTGCAGGGACGCGCCGTGGGGTTCCGCAGCGTCACCTTCGCCCGCCGGCCCTCGCTCATGATCGGGATCGAGAAGACCCCCTCGCCGCTGGGCCCCGGGGCGGTGAAGCGGTAGACCGCTTCGGCCCGGCCCTCCGGGGTCACCGTGGCCTCGAAGTAGCCGGAATCGTGGTAGCGCAGCTTGGCGCTCCTGACCTGGGTGCGGACCTCGTTCATCGCCACCTTGCCCCCGCCGATCTCCCGCATCGCCTTGAACCGGGTGAAGGTGTAGAGGAAGTCGTAGACCTCCCCGAAGAACACGCTGGCGCTGCTCCAGTTGCCGCTCGCTGTGATGGTGGTGTCGCCGCTGGCAGCCGTGGCGATGCGGGCCCCCTCCTCCCATGCGCCGGCACTGCCATAGGCCGACCACGCCTGCACCGGGGCCGAAGCCGCATAGGGCAGGGTCCAGGTGGTGGCCTGGGTGGTGGTGTTGTAGATCCCGGGGGCCACCCGCAGGGCCACAGGCGTCGCCGTGGTGGTGCTCACCCGGCGGTCCAGCAGCAGGGGGAACTCGGGGCTGTCGTCGTCCACCTCTCGGTCGGCCACCCGCATCCGCTCGAGGAATACGGCGCCGCCCGGGTACTCCACCAGCAGGTACAGCACCTCCTCGATCACGCTGATCTGCAGGATCCGAGAGGCGCCGGTCAGCTGCCAGTAGCTCCAGCTGGCCTGCACCCGCTCGCCACCGGCGCCGCTGTTGCGGAAGAAGAACTTGTGGGTGTAGATCCTGTTCGCGTATCCGGCCTTCTGACTGATCGCATACCAAGCGTTGCCCGTGGCGTTCACCGCCAGGCGGAACACGTCGCCAGGCACATAGGAACCGGTGTTCTCGTTCAGGCTCTGGGCGTCGGCCACCAGCGCCGTGCCAGCCCCTCGGATGCTGAACTCCCGGAACTGGGTCCACTGTCCGTTTTTCTGGGCGAACACGATGGCGCCGGCTACCTGGATCGGCCGCACGTCCGGGTCGATCTCGTACTGGGTGAGGACCGTGATCTGTGCCGTCGCCGGGGTCAGGGCCTGCTCGGAAGATCCCAGCCGGAACTGCAGCTGCTCGGAGAACAGGATCAGCTCGTCCTGATAGGTGACGGCATACCGCAGGATCGAAACCTGATTGTTGCTGGCGCTCAGATCGATCGGGTCACTGTCGAGAGTAGCGATCGTTGTCTCAGGGAAGAACTCGAAGAAGTCCTGTGCCCGACTGAGAACCACCGCCTCGTCAGCCAGCAGCCCCAGTCGGTTCCGATATACGAAGATGTCGTTAATTGGCTTGCCGATGAATGTAGGATCCGGCGCACTTTCGTAATCCCCTGCGGTTCGCTCGCCCCACTTCGGCAGTTCATAGCCGGAATAGGTCGTCCCATTGGCGGGGCCGAAATAGAACTGGCCGCTGGCCAGGCGCACCAGCACGTGGGGCATGGTGGCCGGGTTGATCTTGTACTCGACCCCCGGAGCCACCGTCTCTTCCCAGCTGCCCTCCCCGAAGGTGCCGCCCCCGGTGCGGACCTGGAAGTTCACGTAGTAGCCATCGAAGCGGTTGCCGGGATCGCCTACCACTTCCACCTGATACCCCTGCGGGGCGATCGTCGGCAGCTGGGTGAAGCTCTGGACGCTGTTGGTGATGGCGGTGATGTCAGCGTTCGCCCTGGCATCGGTGGCCTGCAGGGTGATGGCGCTGGCGCTGGTGAAGTGCAGGACCGATCCCACTCGGGTGATCGTCACCCCGGCCACGCCGGCCAGGGCCACCCGGACCTGTTCGGCAATGTCGGCGGTGCTGATCTGGTAGGTGGTGGTGGTGCCACCGCTGACGATCACCGGCGCCACCTGGGTGGTGACAGTAGCCAGGGTGCCGTTCAGGTTCACCCGGTAGGTCTGGCCATAGTTCGCAGCCTTCACCCACGCCAGTGCCTCGTGGGTGTTGGGCCGGGCGACTGCCGGCGCCAGGGCCGCGTCCATGGCGGGCGCCACCAGCCGGTTGCTGATGAATGTGACGTCAGCGATGGAGGTGGCCCTGATCTGTGCGGTCGCATCGGTGACGCTGGCCAGGTAGCCGTAGCCGCCGGGGGCGTTCACCGTGCGGGGGCTGCCATCCAGGGCGAACACGCTGATGCCGCTGGAGCGGATCACCGCCAGATACCGCTCGTTCCCGTCTCGCAGGATCGTGTGAACGAAAGCGTCGCCAAAGCTGGAGGTGCTCACTCTGGCCAGCGCCACCGTGGGGTCGCGCTTCCGCAGGCCCTCGCCCAGGCTGCTGACGGCGTTGATCTGCTCCTCGGCCTGGGTGGGATCCCGCTGGGCATCCGCCTGCTGGGACACCCCCTGGATCAGGTTGGGGATCAGGTAGGTGGTGAGTTCAGGCACGGAGAATCGAGGTGCGGCGACCGCGGACCACCCCGTGGCCGGGGGTGAAGGTGGGGAACGGGCGCAACCCGTAGCCGGCGGTGAGGATGTTGGGCTGCTGTTGGTCGTTCTCCACTCGCAGCAGTTCTGCCCAGGCCCTGGTCTCCTGCTCGGCACTGCTCTGGCTCACCGCCTGGCTGGTTAGCACCCGCTCGGAAAATACCCGGGCCGCCCGGATCGTCACCCACCGGTTGTAGGCCTCGGGGCACTCGTCCCAGCTGAGGAGGAGGATCACGTCCGCCTCCAGGTAGGCCACGTCCAGCTCGTAGGTGCGCTGCTCCTTGTCGTAGACCCGCAGGCCCCGCAGCTGGAACCGGTGGGCCCACTCGAATCGATCGGTGGTGAAACTCACCACGTTGGCCGGGACCACGATCTCGCCGGTGGACACGTCGCGCATGAACCGGAAGCCCTCCTCCCGGTTCCACGTCCATCCCCTGGTCTGCCCTTCCTTGTGCAGCTCCAGGATCACCCGCTCGGCCATCGCGGCCTCAGCGTTCTGTTCGTCCTCGAGGGTGGCCACCGGCGCCTCGCCGATGGTGCCCAGCAGCACGTTCACCGCCTCCACGAGAGTCGTCCGCCCCGGGGTCAGGCTCTGGTTCAGCAGACCCACGGGACAGGTGCAGGGGTGCAGGCCAATCGTACCGGGGGATGGCAGCCATGAAAAAGGGGGCCCTGTTACAGGCCCCCGATGTCCTCGATGCCTTCCGCTCCCAGAGCTTAGGGGATGGAGATGCTGGTAGAACACTCAGGCCGCAGCGACTTCATGCCGATGGCCATCTTCGCGGTCATCAGGTGGGCCTGATACATCTTGAAGAAATCGCCATTCGGATCGGTCATCTCAAGAGTAGGCCGCTTGAGGATAAGCATACCGGCAGCATCTTTGTGCCAGATGAGTGCCCGGCACTTGGTCAGATCCTGCGCGTACTCAGCGTTTCGGTCGCCGGTGACGTTCACGTAGGCGGCCTGGGTGACGTGGTTGGATTCGATCACCGGGATGCCCTTAATCCGAAGACGGGGGGAGCCATCGGCGATCGAACCGTTCTCACGGCCCGCGAAGTCGGCGTTGATTGCACGAGTCGATTCCAGGAGGAAGTCGTACTCATCCGGGGGGACAGCGCACACCAGATTGTTGGTGGGCACCCGCTTCTTCTTCATCGCCACCTTGGCGTTACCGATCAGGCTGATCAGCTCGTCACCCTTGGCGGCCTTGGTCGCAGCGGCATAGCCGGCGCTCAGGGTCAGGGAGGTGCCGACGCGATCGTTGTTGATCGTCTTGGCCAGGGGGGAGACGCTCCGCTTGGAGGCGGCGAAGATCACCCGGGCGGCACGGCGGTCCATGTCCACCGCCAGGGCTTCCCCTGCCTGGTGGGTGTAGTCCTGCCGCACCGAGAAATAATTCATGGCCTCATCGAGGTCATAAATCTTCTGGGGGCTGACGAGCAGCGCATCCAGGTTGATCTCCTCCTCGGCGAGATCCGATGGCATGTTCGTGTCCATCTCGGCGATGTTCACGCCGGGGGTGTGGTACGCGGCGACGGCCCTACCGCTCACGGGGAACTTGGCCGAACGGCCACCGGTGATGGTGCGGGTCTTCAGCTTGTCCTTGAAAACGCAGTTCTCATCGAACGCGGTCAGCATCTCAGCGATGCCAAGACGGAGGAACGCGGCAAGTGCGTCGCCGGTTCCCCCCAGTTGCCCAGTACGGGCAATGTTGATGGTGGCCATTGGCCCAGGGTTTGCAGTGAGCCACTGCTACCTCTCTGGGCCTGGCCGGGTTATCCCCCTCGGGGGGCCCTCCATCCACTGCAGGGTTGCAGAACAGACTCGTGACGAAATACTACGTCAGAAGTTGCTCCGCGCCACCGCAGCGTCTATTTCTTTCCTGTATTTGGGATCGACGGTGTAGAGCTTCTGGCCGCGCTCGTCGGTCTTGGCCATGGCCGCTGTGAGCTCCTCCATGTCCTCGAACACCATGGCGCCGCCGGTGAGGTTGGCCTTGCCACCGGCGATCAGCTGGGGTTCCCGGGGTGTGGCCGCGCTGTAGCGGGCGTCGAAGCCCCGCAGCAGGGCCAGGGCTGCCCCCTTGTTGCCGCTCTCCAGGATGGAGTTGAAGGCGTCGATCTCGGCGGCATCCACGTTTGCCGTGACCCACTCGTTCACCTTGGCCATGCGCTCAGCGCCGCCGGCCTGCTGCACGATCTCGGCCACCGCCGCCTGATCCAGGGGCTGGCCGGTGGGGGCGGCCGGCGCCGGGCGGAAGGAGTTGATGTAACCCTCCACCACGGACTCGGGGAACCCGGTGGCCTGGGCCAGCTTGGTGATGTCGCCGGGGTTGACCTCCTGCCCGGCCTGCACCTTCGCGCTGATCTCGTAGGGGTTCACCTCGGCCGACTCGAAGGCGGCGGTGAGGCTCTCGCCGTAGTCGATGACCGACTTCTCCCGGCTGAACTCGGGGATCTCCACCGCGGCCGGCGCCTGCTCCTGCTGTTGGGCCCGGTACTGCTGCTCCTGCTGCACCAGCCGGTAGACCTCGGCGGCGCTCTTGCCCCGGTACTTCTCGGGCAGGCCATCGTCTTCGGCTGCGGCGGGCGGCTGCCCTTCGACCTCGCCGGCCTTCAGGAACTGGCCCAGGGGGTCGCTGTCGTTGCCCTCCCCCTGGGGCGCCTCGCCGGCCTGCTCCTTCAGGAACTCCCTGAAGATGTCCTCCTGGCCGGGGGCGACCATGTGCTGGAGCGGGTGATCGGTGGTGGTGGTCATGGTTGGGGAATCGCGTTTTCGTTGAGCTTGTGGTCGCCGCACCAGTCGTTGACGAACACGACCGGGTAGCCGCTCGTGGTCGGGGCATGGCGACGGCAGCGGCCCATGTCCACGGGTGGCAGGGTGATCCGGTCCCCGTCGATGATTGGCTTGCCGCCTGGATACTTGGGGGCGAACCACATGCAGGTCTTGCAGCGCATCCCCTCGGAGCGGTGCGCCCAGGGGTCGGACGGGATGGGGGTGGGGTTCATGGGGTTGGGGTTCATGGGGTTGGGGTGGTGGGTTGTTCGGTGTCAGCCGCAGCGGCCATCTGCTGCATGGCCTGGGCCGCCTGCGCCTGCTTGGCCGGGTCGGCCGCAGGGGCGTTCATGGCGGCGATGGCCGCCTCCCGCTCCTGCTGCTCTCGCGCCATCTCCTCGGCCCGCTGCTGCTCGGCCTGCAGCTCCTCCTCGGTCTTGATCGCATCGAGGTTGGGCAGGTTGCTGGCGGTCGCCATCTGGGTCACCAGTCGGTTCACCTTCAGGAACTGCGGCACCGCCTCGGGGCCCAGCAGCTTCACCAGCAGATCCACGAACTGGGCGATCCGCTCGAGGTCGTTGCCGCGGCCCACGGCGGCCAGACCCACGGACACCACCGGCTTCACCAGCTTCTTGTCCAGCGCCGGCAACTGCCCTTCCCTGGTCAGCAGGGCGATCATCCGCCGCACGTAGGGGTGCTGGAACTCGGTCACGAGGATCGAGTACAGGCTGCCCAGGGCGTTCTCCAGCTGGAGCGCTTGCAGCCGCACCTCGCTCGCCGTGGTGCGCTCCGAATCCCGGAAGTTCTGCAGCATCATGGCCTGGCTCAGCCGGGCGGTGATCCGCTGCTCGGCCTGGGCCGCCACCGCCAGGTCGGCGCTCTTGCCTACCTGGATCGGGAACACGTCATCCGGCATCGCGGAGATGGCCGCACCGTTCGCCGCATCGGTGAACTGCTTGGGTGTCACCTGGCTGTTGGGCTTCACCCCGAAGATGCACCGGGCGCTGATCAGGGCCCCCTCGGCGATGGCCTGGCTCAGCACATCCCCGGTGTGCAGGTCGGCCATGCAGGCGGCCTCCACGAACCCGGGGCTGTAGTCCTGGCCGTCGAGGTGGTACATCCGCAGGGGGATCCAGGGCGACTCATCGATCGGGCTGTGCCCATCGGTGTCGGGGATCTCCTGCCCGTGGAGTTCCTGGTGCCACTCCACCCGGCCCTTCTTCCAGTCCCACTCGATCAGGGTGTAGACCTTGGCCAGCCGGTGCTGGCTGCCCAGGCCCGGCCCATCGTCCGGCGGGCCCACGTGCGCCTCGTGGATCTTCTGGGCCGCATCGGGCAGGCTCTTGACCGCGAGCTGCTCGCAGATCACCGCCAGGCTGGGGCGGCCGGAGGGCTCCCGCTTCAGCACGTACCGGCCCAGCCCGTACATCCGCAGCCCTTCCTTCGGCCGGTACGCCAGCACGTTGCCGATCACCAGCAGCTGCAGCAGTCCCTCGTGCAGCACCGGCCGGTCGTTGCTGTGCTCGATCGCCTTCAGAGTCGATCGCTCGATGACGTTCAGGGCCTTGTCGAACTCGGCCCGCTCCTTGGCCACCTGATCCTTGTCCTCCCGGCCGGCGGTGACCCTGGCCATCTCGATCTCATCGATCGTCAGGCGGAAGAACGGCTCGGTCGGGGGCAGCAGCGCCATCAGGAGCCGGCTGCCCAGGTTGGTGATGCCCTGTTGGCCCACCCCGTTCCACGGCAGCGACAGATCGGGCGTGGCGTTGGGGGTGGGGTCCTCCTCCGGTGCCAGGTAGGGGATCGTCAGCGCCGCCGCCTGCTTCCCCCGGCTGATCCAGTAGCCCCGGTCGATCAGCAGGTCGTCGTAGAGCTTCTCTGCTGTCACCTCACACCCCCAGGTTCAGGCCAGCGCCTGCTTCGGCCTGGGTGGCGCCGGGGGTGATCTTCAGGCTCTCGCGCTTCTTCCGTTTCGGCGCGGTTCCCGTGGTGGTCAGCGCAGCCGTGGGCGCCTCGGAGATGGTCGAGGTGGCGTAGGTGGTGGTCTGCCGGTTGGCGGCCTCCGCATCGGCGGCGGCTTTCTCGGCGGCCAGCTCCTGCTGGCGCTGCAGTGTCATCTGGTTGGTGATGGCCAGCTGCTGCTCCAGCTGTGCAGCCATCGCCTTCTGCTGCTTCTTGGATTCCTTGATGAACTTGTCGGTCTGCTCCCGCTGTTGCTGGGCCAGCTTGCCGTTGTAGCCGTCCTGGCGCTGGGCCGGGCGCCTCGCTCCTCCTCCACACATAGCGTTCCTCAGGTGATGTTAAGTCCGACGCCGGTGGCATCGGGGATGGTGCTGGCGCGGTTGATCCGCAGCAGGGTCTTGCCCTCGGCCTTCCGCTGTCCGGTTCGGCGGTCGGCCACCTTGGGGGCCGCGGCGGATTTCTCCGGTGGCGGTGGGCCCAGCAGGTTGGCCAGCCGATCGGCATTGGCCCGGCTCTCGTTCGCCCGTGCGGTCTTCACCTCGGCCAGGTCTTCAAGCACGTAGCCCTGCTTCTGCAGCGCCGTGTTCAGGCGGGTCTGGGCCAGGTTCAGGGCTCCCTCCCGCTGGGCCTCCATGGCCCGCAACTGCATGGCGAACTCCTCATTGGCCTGCTTGTAGTTCGGGGAGGTGATCGTGGCGCCCCCGCCGCCCCCGCCGCCGCACATCAGCCGTGCCCCTTGTTCAGGAGGATCTCCGCTCTCACCAGCCGCACCACTTCGACGTTGCCAGTGAGGCGATCCATCATTCGATGATCGGTGCCCGGGTCAGGACACCGATCGGGGAAGCGGGCCTCAAGCCAAGCGAGATGTTTGTCGGTCCAGAGCGGAAGCACTGCAGGGATGCAGATGTCCCCCGAAGTCTACGGGGGATCGCTATCCCCTCCCTCCAAGTGCTGGGTGTGGGGGCCGCTCGCCACCTCCCAGCGTCTCCGCAGCACCTTCTGGTGGCCACCGAGGAAGCTGAGCATGGTGCGCCAGGGGATGCGATGCCGGCGGGCCCAGTCCTTGCACTGATCAAGCGGGAGTCGCTCCAGCAGCCGGCGGCTGCGGTCCCGGAGCACGTAGGCCGGCGCCAGGTTGGGGTCCAGCCTGTCGTCTGCGGATCGCTTCACCCAATACACCCAGGCGCCTTGGGCGTTGACGTTGGTGGAGGCGCCCACCAGCCCCTTCCGCATGAGCCGGTAGATGTTGCGGGTGAGCGTGTCCCTGCAGAGCCCCAGGTCTTCCGCCAGGTCGGCCTGGCTGGGCCACCCGCCGGGGCAGCGCTGCTCCAGCTGCACCATGGTCAGCAGCATCTCGGCGCGGATGGTCCCCCGGAGGAAGGAGAGGTAGGTGGGGTCGATCATGCCGGCGGCACCCACAGCAGCGGCACCCCAGCCGCGTGGTCGTACTCACCCGGCCGGAGGATGCGGGCGCACCGGGCCATCTGCAGGGCGAAGGCCTCGGACTTGTCGGCCCTCTTGTAGTAGGCGAGCACGGCCCCCCACATGGCCCTGAGGTTGTCGCACACCTCCAGCGTCTTCTGGGCCTTCACCGGGCCGACGCCAGGACAGCCCGGGTATCCGTCCGCCGTGTCGCCGGTGAGGGTCTGCATCATCCAGTTCCGGTCTGCCATCTCCGGCGTGATCTCCAGCAGTTCCCCGTTCCGCAGCAGCAGCCCCGGCACGGTCTGCATGTCCTTGTCGTCGCTGGCGATCACGTCGCCGAAGTCGGCCAGCAGGGCCAGGGCGTCGTCCCCCTCCACCTCCGGCAGGCTGGCGGACTCCCAGCCCATGCCAGGCCCCGCGTCCCGCACCCAGTCGGCCAGGGCCCGGTAGCCCGCCGGCTTCCGATGCTTCTTCCGGTTGCTCTTGTAGCCCGGGAAGATCCCATAGCGGAAGCTGGCGGTCCCCCCGAAGACCATCACCGGCTGGTGGTCCGGGGCGAACTCCCGGAGTTCGGAGACGATCCCCTGGAATCCCGCCTTTGCATCGCCGTGGCGGCAGAGGTAGGTCCACTCGTCAGGGGCCCATTCGGCTTCGTACTCGGCGGCGGCGGCGGCGCGGAATAGGTAGAGCTCGGCATCGATCAGGAGCTTCATTTAATTGTCCTCCAGAAGAAGCGTTTGCCGATGCAGCTTCCCCAGCCAGAAACACCCTCACGCCAGACGTAGTGGAGGGATCCGCTGTAGGTGGCGTTGTGCATCTCGGTCTTGGCCGTGGAAGCGTTCAGCCACCAAAACGGGCCGATCCGCCCCCCGTCAGAGTTGAAGTCAATGATCACGATTGGTTCTCGGTGGTGGTTTGTTGGTGATACCCAAGGATCAGCAGTGCCTCATCCAGGGCTTCGATGAACCCCGCGATGTGGTCGCCATCGGAGGCGGTGCGGTTGCGCTTCGGATCCCAGAACTCCTGGGCCTTCTCCTCCCGCAGTTCGAGGATCCGCCAGATTTCAGGGGTCATGGCCGCGTCTCCTGCGATAGGCGGCAAGGTCTCGGAAGTGCCGGTCCTTGAACTGCGGATGGGCCTCCAGGAACCCCAGGCTGGGCAGCACTGGGTTCAGGGAATTGCCCCGGATGATGTCGTTGACCGACCAGAGGCCATGCAGCAGGCCCTGCTCGAAGGTCCGGCGCAGCTGCTCCTCGCTGTAGAGCTGCTCAGGCATGGCTGGCCTCCCCTCTCAGGTAGGCCTCCCACTGCTCGTCCGTCATCCCCTCCTCCTCCCGCCGGGGTGGCAGCAGGGGGCGGGCCTCGGCCGGGGTGACCAGCCGGTACTCCTCGCCCGGGTGGGGCTTCAGGGTCTGCGGCTGGCGCGGCAGCAGGGCCAGCTGCTGGGGGCTGGGTTGGAGCCAGGCGGGCAGCGTCGGCTTGAAGCCATAGCTGCGGTTGGCCAGGCCCCCCTCGGTCCCGTAGAGGACCGTCATCAGCTCGGCCCAGGCCGGGAAGCGCAGGAAGTCCTGGCCTGCCGTCCCCTGGATCCACTGCTCACAGGCCCACAGGAACTGCTCCCGGTCCACCTCGGGGAAGGCCCCGCGGAAGCTGGCGTACTTCACCTTGCAGGCCAGCTCCCCCCAGCGATCGGACTCCCGCACCCGCACGTGGGCGAACAGCAGTTCGCAGCCGGCCAGGAAGGCCTCGGGGGTCAGAGGGGTTCGTTCCATCGGTCCAGGGCGGACTGCATACCGGGGCTTTGGGGCCCCATGCGGGAGGCCGCGGCGGCCATGCGGACAGCGGGCGGATCCAGGAACTTGGGATCCAGCGCCTGCCAGCCCCGCTCGATCCCCTGCTGCACCAGCTCGGCAGCCCTGGCGGGATCGACGGAATGGAGCTGCTGCACCCGGCGCAGGCTCCCCTCGAACGCCCGCTGGGTCCACACGGCCCGGTTGCCGTGCTTCGACCACCGGGCAACCTGCCACCAGTGAGCCAGATCCTTGGCCACCTGATCGGGGAGGCCCCAGAAATCAGAGGGCAACACCAGCTTCCGGTAGCTGGTGCTCAGGGCCTTGTTCTGCTGGGCGGGCATCTCGGCGTACCCGTCACCGGTGAAGACCACCGCGGTTTCGATGGTGGTGAAGCTCCGGCTGCAGCCCAGACACACCCGGTAGCGGCGGCTGGTCCCCTCCTTCCGCTCGGTGCGGTTGATCACGGTGCGGTTGTATCCGCAGTGGGGGCAGTTCATGCGGCGCTCCGCAGCTGGGCCACCGGGGGCAGGGTGGGCTCCTGGGGGATGGGCGGGAGGCGGTACCAGCCGCCCTGGTACTCGAAGAACTGCCAGACGCTGCCGTCGTCGCAAAGCGCAGCCACGACTGTCCGCTGCCTGGAGTAAGTATCCATCCCGGCGACTGCGATCTGGATGATCTTGCGCTTCATGGCATGGCCTCCTGTTGTTGCAGGGCCGCAAGCCGGGCCCACTGTTCGATGGTCAGCACGGCCCGCCATCCCCCGCCCCGGAACCTGATGAAGGTGCTGGCGAAGTTGGCCCGTGCGTTCTCGCGTTGCATGTCGGCCTCGATCGGTTTGATGCGGGCCGCGGCAGCGGTGTCGGCCCAGTTGGCCACCTGGATGGTGTGATCCCGGAGGCCGAAGATGTCGCCGGTGTCCTGCTTGCGGCCGGCGCCCAGGGCCCGCTCGCAGCAGACGTCGATGCCGTGGGCCAGCAGTGCCTGGCTCAGCAGGCTGGCCAGTTCCCGTTCGGCGGCATCCCCTTTGCGCTTCTGGGGGTTGGCCATCAGAAGGGCAGGCCATCGTCGTCGGGGCCCCGGCCTGCGTTCTGGAACCTCAAGCGCTCGCTGAAGCTGAGGTTGTTCGCAGCGGGGGCGGGCCGCGGCGCCTCATCCCGGAAGGGCGTCTCGGTGGCAGCCGGCGCGGTGTAGCCCTCCTCCTCGGCGAAGGTGTCTTCCGCCGTGGCCTTCACGTAGGGCACGAAATGGACGACCTGGATCATGTTCAGCCACAGGCTCATCCCCTTGACGCCCCGCACGGTGGGACTGTCCCAGCCGTAGGAATCGAATGCGATCTTGCCCTTGCTGCCGTTGCCGATCAGCTGGTCATCGGGCCATGGCTGCCGCTTGGCATCCACGATCACCGGGGGAGGAAGGGTCTTGCCCTTCTGGGTGGTCTCGTTGCGCTTGAACCGGAAGATGATTCGCCCGGTAGCTGCGCCGTTGGCCTCCAGCTCCTCCTTCCACGGCCATCCGTTCTTGTCCACCTTGGAGCCGGCGCCGTTCAGAGTCTGAAACTCGGTCTCGAGGAAGGTGACGAACTGCA